GATGTTCCAAATTATCTGTAAGTATTTAGATTTTCTAGAACTTACAGGTATTAGTAACTGTAGGGGGTGTTGCAATACCCCTAATAATTCCACATATATGATACTTCTTCTTGAGTTTCTCCATACTGCCAAAGATCACCATCTCCATCTATAAAAGTATCATCACCTAAACCATCATCCATAAACCCAAATGGAGCCATATCTTGTTCAATCTGATTCTTTTGTTCTTCGTATAGTCTTTTTCTTACGTCCTGATCTGTGAGTTCTTTAAAGTAATCCTGTGCAACTAACCATGCATATATGACAAGACACATAGCAAGGTCATCATTACATCCTTCTTCTGCCTCAAATGAATTGTTTTTCTGAATGAATGTGGTCAGTTCACTCATAATCTCATAATCACATGAGAGAAGTTTATCTTCTTCTATTAAGGTTTTTAAGTTAAGAGCACCAACCTTCTTAACGGTTTTTGACATCTTAACACCAAGTTGAGTCTTTTTACCTGAGAATCCCTGACCAACAACTTGCCCTGCTCTACCTCTCATAGAACACATAAGGAGATTTTCATACTCCATATCAAAGTTTAATATAGATGCAACTTGATCTCCAACATCATTTACTTCACATAAAACAAAAGCATTATTATAACTTCTACCAACTTCCTCAATAATACTTGGGAAGAGCATAGGTTTAATTTCATTATTTCTATACTTTGCTACAACTGAATGAGGAAACTCTGTAATATCAATAACTACAAATGCAGAATAATCCTTTGCTACTCCTCTTGCTACGTCAACAGTAATAGCATATTCATGCCCTTTAACTGGATCAACATATACATCAAGTCCAGCACTTCTCTTTTCTGGTGCTTGATAAATCATTGCCCTTAATTTACTAGGAGCAATCAATGTATCAACAGATCCTAAGAACTCACATTCAAACTCAACTCTGAACTGTTGATCTGATGTGTTTGCAATTGTTTGTGCTTTCCATTTATCATCCCTACCAGGCACTTCCGACCAGTGAACATCAGTCGGTACATATTCATTTTTACTTCTTTCCGCATCGTGCCACATACGGTAGAAGTGATTCATTCCGTGGGGGGTCGAGACAATAATGACTTTAGTACTTTTACCAGAAGTAATAGTAGGATAAACAGAGGCAAAAAACGAATCAGCAATATGATTTGGAACGAATGCAAACTCATCCAAAAACAATATATTGAATGACATTCCTCGAACAGCTGAGGCAGATGTTGAAGCAGCCAAGATTTTGGAACCATTTTCTAACTCTAATGAACCTCTATTCCATGCTAATACACCTTGTTGCATCCACTTGGGAACATTCTCATATGCAGTTTGTAGTCTGCCAAGAAGTTCCCTTGCGGTTGCTGCCTTGTTAGCAAGAATACCAATATTTACACTATCATTAAATAGCAGATAATGCAACAGATAAGATATAACAGTTGTAGACTTACCTGTCTGACGAGGCATCTTACAAATGTTGAATCTATTTCCATGAAAATTCTCAATTAACTTTTGCTGGAAGTCATAAGGTTCAAATGGCATTAAACCTTTATCAAGAGTAACGATCTTGACATGATTCTGTGCAAAGTAAACAGGGTCTTCCCTACATGCCATAAACTCAAGAATCTGTTCTTGAGTAAACTCTATAGTAGTATTTGCCCGTTTTAGATTGGGGTTACCTAAGTATATTTCGTCTCTTTTCATAATAAAAAAATAATAATTACGATCCTATTCGTAAAAACGGTTGACCAGGAACATAGTCTGTACGTTCATAATTCCAAACCTTACATCCAGGATAAACTTTACTTACTTGTTTTACCACTTCTGCTTTAGAAGGTTTTGATACTTGTGGGAAGAACATTTTAATCATATAGTTTCTTCCTCTCCATGCCAAATAAACATCAATAAGATTACCAATTTCAGTTGGTATTCTTGTAGACTCATCAAGTGTAGATCTTAATGGTTCTGGTGTAATGAGATCAATTGATTCAATCTCTGTTGGTTTATAATCATTTCTCCAATCATCTACAAAAATATTATACCCTACATCAATATTATTCTCAGCAAACCATCCTCTATTTACTTCCAAGGCATAACGAATATTACCATCAGGATAGACTGGAGAAGATCTTAATGGTTCTAATTGCTTAATACTTTCTATAACTCCTTCTTCAGTAACGAATGCAATATCAAGAGGAATAGTAGTATGCCTCATATGAAAAGAATGCTCACCATCTTCTGCAAATGCAAAAAGCATTCCAGTATCTTGTTCCAGACTTTCCCTAAACATCAAACCCAAATCAAACTCTGCTTGGGTATTAGGGATTTCTATTTTTAAAGGTAAGTTAATCTTCATGATCCTCCTCCATTAGAGCCAGCACCGTTCCCACCACCATTACTGCTGCTGCCGCCATTACCACCGTCCACACCGCTATTACCATTAGTTCCGTTTCCATTGGTTTTAGTCTCTCCTTCTTCTGAGTCGTTTTCTAATCTTCCTCTCGCACCAACATAATATCCACGAGGAATAGGTTTACACTTTTTATCCGTGAAACACCAATATTTACCAGAAGGACAAGTTTTAAACTTGGTTTCTTCCATGAATTGTGAATAATTCTTCATAGTTCGTTGCCTAGCACTCTCGTCTTGCATGTTGACATACTCCTTAGAAGCACCTGTCATAGTATCTATATCCTGAAGGGTTAGTTTCTCTACAGGAAAGATATTAGACAATCTATAATTCAACCCATAGGGTGTTTGATAGTCCTGAGTTAATGTATCATCATCAATAGGAAAAAGATACTTATCAAATTTAGCAACACCACCAGTAACATTGGTAGGTTGTTCTTTAAGAAAGTCTCTGAATTTCTTCATTGATTTTGCTGTTTGATTAGCTTTGCTAAGTCAGAAGTAGACCCAACAAACAATGCATTATTAGTAACATTGGTTGTCTTAGTCTTCTCTTCTTCAACATCCTTCAGTTTCTTCTGAAGATCCATTAACTTATCAGTTGCATCAGATACACTCTTAATCAACTGACCAGCAACTTCATATGCTCTTGGTTGCTCAGTTTCTTGAGCAAGTTCGAGAATACCATCAATTGCTTCTTGACCTTTTTCGATAATACTATAAAGATTACCTCTTGTATAGTCATAATCTTTTTCAACATCATTCTTAGTCAACCTGTCTGGTTTTTCTTTAACCACAGGTTTGGGTTCTTCAGGAACCACTTCAGGAGTGATGTTAAATGCTTTATCTAATTGTTTCATTAGAATGTAGTCCCATCGAATCCGAAGTCGTCACCTTCTTCGATAAGAACGCTATCTGCCTCAGTAATAGACTTAATAGCATCCCCTCTCAAGTGACCAACTGCAGTTGTACTATCTTGTCCTCTTTCTATTGTTATCTCATTACCATCCTTAGACTTAATCCATATCTCTTCACCACCAAGATCTGCATATAACTTACCACTTGATGGGATAGTTATCTGAGAAGAATCCTCAACAGTAATCTTAGTATCTGTTAGAGAAATATCATTTGCAAGATTTGCTATGATAGCAACATCACCTGTGTAGTTCTTAACTGCTCTTGGTTTGACAGAGTAAGTAACATCTCTTGCTGCTGTACCTCTCTTCTCTCCAGATAGATATGTAACAGTAGACTTCTTGATGATATCCTTGGTAGCAGATGTAACAGGACCAAACATGTAAGTCTTAGCAGTAAATCTTAAAGTATAAAGAAGAACTCTTCTTGCAGTAAAGTCTCCTTCATAATCATCCTGCATTGTAATATTTTCTAATATTATCGGAACATCCCTTTTTTCGTTAATAGCACCAACCAAATTTACTGATACGTTATATGCTGGTTGAAAATAAGGTAATATTTGTTCTGTAATCTGTAATGCATCATCATTCAACTTACACATAATAGCAAGTTCAAATTGCATATTATATGGTACAGGCATAAAAACTTTAGTTGTTTCTTTACCATCAGTTGGATCTTTTACAGTATATCTTTGTGTCGTTGTAACCTTTCTTGCAGGATCATATGTAAGACCTGTAAACTCAAATGACATTCTAGGTAATGTCATTGCAGTTGCCTTATTAAGATCAGGTGATTGCTCTAATCTTGCCAAGAACTTTTGGGTAGGACCATATGCCAATGGCACTTTGATACTAGAATTTTCTTGCTTAACAGTTATACCGTTAAACAAAGTACCAAAGGAAATAATAGTCCTCCTCAGAATTTCGTTATAAAAATAGTCAAACATTGTTACAGTCCTGGTATATTATTTAGGGAATACCGAATGGATTGGTTTCTGAGAAGTCTAAAATCTTATCTGCTTCCGTTTCTATATCAAAATTATCTGCAAATTCATCACTATCTGGCATATCATCTGCTCTCCTTAATGCATGAGATGCACCTGATATTGCTCCAACAATCTTCTCTCCAATAGAGAATGTTCCACTAACTGAAGCAACTTCCAATTCGTTCTTAACAGTGTTCCAAGATCTTACTCTTCCAGTAGCACCACTAACAGCACCTGTTACCATTTCATTGAAGTTATAATCACCAGTAGAATCTAATGATGGATCACCAATAGTAATATTTGGTGCTAATGTATATCCTGCACCAGCATTGGTTATATTGATAGCGATTAGATTTCCTGCAGCATTTAGCACACCAACACCTGTAGCAGTGGTTCCTACCCCTACAGGAGCGTCAAAGGTGATTGTAGGTGCTGTAGTGAACCCTGAACCATTTGCAGTAAGGGTAACCACTCCAACAGTCCCATCCCCAATATATGCTGTTCCAGCAGCACCTGTACCGCTAGTGCTAGTGATAGCAATACCTGGAGCAACAGTATATCCAGCACCTGGATTAACTATATCTACTCTCTGTACAGATTTCTGATTAGCATTTACATTCAAGTTACATACTTGTATACCACCAATCATTATTGCAGTTAATATACCTGTTGTTCCTCCACTAGGTGCAGATGATAATCCAACAACAGGTGTGTCAAGATATCCACCTCCTCTACTAGATACTGTAATATATGTGATACCACCCGTAGGTACTACACCTGTATATGCAGATGCAGTTGCCCCTGTACCTACTAAGGAAAGGGTTTGTGTTACTCCAAGTATTGTGGAAATACCATCTTCTGATTCACCATCTGCTAGATCATCTCCAACTAATTCATTATCAATCTCCTCAACACCAGTTGCAATAATCTCATCCTCGTAACGGAAGAGTTCACAACGCAGTTCATAAACATAAGTGTTCTGTAACTGATAGAATGGTTTTTCATGCTCTACAAACTTAATCTCAAATAGTCTATCTCCCAATGGGAAGTAAATTAGATCTCCTTCTTTGGGTCTAGTTGTAAGTTTTACATTCTCTTCTCCTTTCAT